ACCTCCTGTTAAAAAAGGAACTAATCCTAGACGAGTTAGTTTTGCTGCTCGGTTTGCAGGAATGAAAGGTCCTATGAAGGATAGCAAAGGTAGACCAACTAGAAAAGCATTAGCACTAAAAAAATGGGGATTTGGTAGTGTAGCAGCAGCAAAAAATTTTGCAGCAAGGCATAAGAAAAAAAAGTGAGGGGAAATGTTAGTAGACCCAATTACAGCATTTGCAGCTACTAAGTCTGCAATAGGTTTAATACAACAAGGAATAAAAGTTGGTAAAGATTTAACTGATCTTGCTAGTCCTATTATGAAATGGGCAGAAGCAGAATCACATATAGATACACATTCTAGTAATAAAGGTAAAAGTGTATTTGGTAAGTTTAGTAGTATAGAACAAAATGCAATAGCTGCTCATTTACGAAAAATGGAAATAGAAAAAATGAGAAATCAGTTGCGAGAAATATTTTTATTATATGCACCTGATGGGTTAGTGCAATGGGAAGCATTACAAAAAGAAATAGCAAGACAAAGAAAAGAACATAAAGATGCTATTAAAAGGCGATTAGAAGCTCGTAGACGAAGAATTAATACAATTATATGGTTTGGTGCAGTAATTGCTGGTTCGGCTATTCTGGGTGCAGAATTTTACTTTATATTAAACTAATTTTTTAATCCATTTACCTTTATTATTTAATATCATAGGTAATAGTTTAGGTACACCATCTATAATAATACCACATCCGACTATAAATCTTGTTTTAAAGTTTTTAGCATAACTAAATGCCATACTTTTTTGATTTATTAGACAACCTACATTCATAGCAAAATATAAATTATCTGGGTTTGCCCACCATTGTATAAGAAATTTAGTATGATAGTGTCCTTGTACTGCTGACATACCCATTGTTTGTGATACTTTTAGTACATCTGTTGCTCTGCCGTGAGTAAAAAAACATTTTTGTTTGTTTGACATTTCTAGTGTAAGGTCATCTGTCCATTGCCATTTTTTTGTACCAAGAAAATCTCCATAACTTTTTAAAAATTCTGTACTCATTCCATATTTTAATGCTCTACGATAGACCATACTAGAATGATTACTTTCTACTTCAATCATATTAGGGAATACAGACTCTAATTCTTTAATATATTCTTTAGAAATGCGTAATTCATCACCTGCTGATGGTAAGTCTGGATTATGTGAGTGCATACTTATTGCGTGAAAGTCTAATAGATCACCAATATTTACAACAAAGTCTGGTTTATATTGTTTTTTTATTTCTTTGAGAAATGCAAAACTATCTTTATGATGATAGGGTATATGCATATCACTAATAACTAGTATTCTTTTATACATTTTATTTACCTAAGTTATCCACAGGTATAAAAGTACCATATTCTAAGGATTATGCAAGACTACGCATTATTTCGGCTAGGGATTCTGCCCTGTTTTTAGTTTGTGTTGCCCATTTAGAATCTAACATTTGTGCAGATGCTTCTGCATAATCTTGATTTTCTAATGCTGCCCACATTTTTTTAAATTTGTTTACTCCACTCATACCTAATTGAAAAACCATTTCAACTATAATTTCGGCTGCTTTGTTTTTAATGATAGTATCTCCAATTAATTTTTCTGCTTGGTTTACAGCTTCATTAAAATCAATTTCAAAAACATCATTTAGGTAATCGTGTCCATAACATTCACCATCAATCCATTCTTCATCATCTGTGCATAGGTGTCCATACCCAACAGTTCGTTTTCCTAATGTGTCTTTGTAGACATAATTAACAAAACCTTCGTGAGTTTTTATTCTTTCTTTAAGTTCTTCTAAATTATGAAACATTATTTTCTTATTTTTGCTATACCTTTAAGCCCAAATGATCCTGCTATTGAAGCTAAAATTCCGTATGATACCCAATCTGGACAATCGTTTTTAAGGAAAACAAATCCTTGTTGCATATAAGGTTGGAGGGCAGGTATGAATGATGCTAAAATTATAGCAATAAATGTTAGAGTCCACGCTTCGTCTTTCCACGAATTATCAGATGCAGACATAGCTTTTTCTTCCCACACCCCATCTTTCTCTATCTGTTTTTTTGTTGCTTGAAGTTTAGTAAGTTCTACTTGGGTTTTTAATTTTGCCTTTTCTTGCTTACCCTTGATGTATGTTCCGACTAAATTAGCAACAGGTGCTATTAGTGCTTGAAACATCTACCAAACATTCCACAAAATAAGTAGCAGCAAACTAATTTCCACCCAATTATAGATAGTCCAAGTTGTCGTAACTTCTTTTATTTTATCCCACATAACAACAATGTTAGGGGTATTTCAAGATTATGCAAGTGTATTTAAGTTAATTAGAATATGGTGTCATTGAAGTGTTTGCACCATTTATTTACTCTGCAATAGTTGGCACATCTTATATCTTCACCTGCTCTATGTACTATCATACAACCCTTACCTTCTTTCATATTGTTTTCAGTAAGATATTGTTTTGCTTTTTCTAGTGTAGGTAATACCCTTAATGCAGATTTTCTACCATCTTTCATAACTGCAAAGCTATCTTCTTTTCTCCATCTTTCTTTAGGAGAGCATACATTTGGTTCTGTTATTTCTGCTTGTTGATGTAGTGTTATTCTTTCTTTAATAAAATGTTCTTGTTCTTCTTCTGACCACAACCTAATAGGTATCTTAAC